AAATCTTAAGTTGTTCTTGTTTGTCCATAGCTTACTCTCTTGGGGCTTGAAGCCTAAAAATCACTTTTTGTGGAAGCGAAAGTGGGGGCGTGGTCTTACAAGATCGTCAGCGAGCGATTTCGACCGCCCCTCCCTGTCCTTCTCACTGCCTTGTATAAGCGCAGGAACTCTGCGGCGTCTACTTTTCTCCGGAAGTAGAGATCGCGTCCATTATGCGTCAGCGTCTCCCATCCGCACCAAGTAAGTTTCTCGATGCCCCAAACCGTAAGGACACGAGGACCACAAGTGGGTCGTTCTCTTTTCGCTCGAAGTATCATACCATCTTGTAGCTAAGGCTGACCTTGACTTCGTGACAGTTGCTGGTCTTGTTATACTCAATGTACCGCACGTGGCTCATGTAGAGAAAGGCCTCTCCGCGATACCGGTAGACGTCCTCGGGGTTACCCTCCTGGACTATACGCGCCAAGTTCTCCTTGTCCTCGACCTGGGCGATCGGGAATCCGAAATGTTTCTCAAATGCGTCCATGATGACTTTCTCCGTAGCGGCGAGGTGTTCACGGACGAGCTCCTGAAATTTAGTGTCGTAAAAGTTCATTTTGTTTCCTCCATTCTTGTATTTTCTTCTTATCTTGCTGACCCTTCAGATGGTTGCACTCGTCGCACAAAGACTGAAGGTTCGAGCGGTCATAAAACCGGTCACCGCATATCGGCCAGGGGATGATGTGATCCACGCACGTTGCAGCCTTGATGATTCCCTTGCCGTTGCAACACGCACAAAGCGGATGCTCGGCACGGAACGCCCTGGACAGTTTCGTCCAGCGGGATGTGTGGTAGGGGTCGGCCGACCGTGCCCGGTCATACCCCCGCCCCCTCTTGGGACTGGTGTCCCACGGTAGCTCTGCCATAGTTCCTCAGGATTAGCATGTCACGACGTAGACATCCACAGCTGCGGGTGTGGCCGGACAAGAGGTTCTTCTTGTTCACGACCACAGTCATCCCGCAGTCGCACCGGCACTCCCACTGCAGCTGGAAGCTGTTGCCCTTACCGACCGACCGCACAGCGACCAGCCGACCGAAGCGTTGGCCGGTTATGTCGGTCTCCTTCTTCATCGGGTCTCGGCCTTACCTACCGGACGGGTCTCCACATCCTGGACACCGAGCTTCTTCCTGCCTGTCAGCAGTTGATCCTTCGCTGAGTCCAGTATGATGTCGACCGCCCTCTGGGTGGCATCAATCTCACCCTGGATGTAGCCGTCCCAGTAACCCCGCTCAAACATACCTGCCAATGCGTGCTCGGTGATGCCGAGCTCTACGATGCGCTTCTGCGCCAAATCTTCAATCTTGTTGCTCATGGTTTGATTGTTTTAATTGGTTTAACCAACCGTTATAACATAGTCGCCCTTCTTGACTCCGTCATCCTTGAAGAAGCGCTCCGCCTCTTCCTCCGCAGTTCCATCCGGGACTGGTTCAAACGCGGAGCAAGGGTAGTCATAGAAGACCCAGATGCCCTTGTCCTGATCGAGAGTCTGCAAGTGCTCAATAAGTTCTCTTACTTTCATGGTTTTTGTTGTTTTAGTTCCCTTATACGTTGCATCATGAACTCCTGGCAGGTGGACTTGCCGGCGAGGGCCGACATCACCCTCTCGTCAAGGGTGCCCAGCGCCACCAGGTGGTAGAGGATCACCGGCCGCTGCTGCCCCTGACGATGGAGGCGCGCATTGGCCTGAAGGTATTGCTCGAGGTTCCAGGTGGGCGTGTACCACACGATGATATGGCCGCCCTGCTGCATGTTCAGCCCGAAGGAGACGGAGGCCGGATGGCACAGCAGCACACGGATCTCTCCACGGTTCCACCGCTCGAGGATCTCCGGCTCGCCCCTGAACAGGACGGGACCGTACTCCTCCAGGGCGACGGTCAGCCTGGCCAGCTCGTGCTGGTAGGCGTAGAACACCAGCACCGGCTCCCCGGCCATCTCGACGAGCTCCGTCAGCGCCTCCACCTTGGAGGAGCCGACCTCGTGCCAGCCGTGCTCGCCGTCATAGACCGCACCTCCGGAGAACTGCAGCAGCTTGTTCGCCAGGGCGGCGGCCGTCACGGCCTCTATCTCGGTGTCGTCCACCTCCATCAGCTGCTCGCGCTCGAACTCGCTGTAGGCCTTCATCTCCGCTTCGGTCAGGACGATGTCCATACCGGCGTTGACGAGGTCAGGCATCTCAAGGTAGTCCTCGGCCTTCATCGACATGCAGATGTCGGAGATCCTGTCGGCGATCTGCTCGCGGGCGCCCGGCTTGGGCCTCCACTCGTAGACCACGTGCCCGTTGTGCCGCCCGGGCGTGAAGTAGTTCGTCCGGTAGGTGGTGAGGGTCCGGCCCAGCCTCTGCCCTCCGTCCAGCAGCTCTATCTGGGACCACAGGTCCATCAGCCCGTTAGGGGAGGGCGTGCCGGTCAGCTCGATGAGGCGCCAGATCTTCCACCGCATCCGGCGGAGGGCCTTGTACCTCTTGGACTGCGGGTTCTTGAAGCTGGACGACTCGTCGATGACCACGCAGTTGTAATCCCACCGGACCAGCTCCAGGTCGCAGTAGTCCACCAGCCACTTGACGTTCTCGCGGTTCACCACGTAGATGTCCGCGTCGGCGTCCACGGCCTTCCGCCTCTGGGCGGCGGTCCCCATGATGACGGAGACCCGGAGGTTGCGGAGGTGGTCCCACTTCCGGCACTCCGACGGCCAGGTGTTGCGGGCCACGGACTTGGGCGCGATCACCAGGACCTTCCGCACCTCGAGGTAGTCCTCGATGAGCTCCTGGACGGCGGTCAGCGTGACGACCGTCTTCCCGAGTCCCATGTCGAGGAACAGGGCGCACTTGGGGTGGTCCAGGATGAACTCGACGGCCCGCTGCTGGTATGCGTGCGGAACGAACCTCATAGTCCCAGTTCCTCCTTCCGGATCCGGTCGGCGATGACCGCCCGGTCGATGAGTGCGACGGCCATCTCGAGGCTCTCCGTGCTGTCGATGACGTAAACCTGGAAGCCCAGCTCGCGGAGTTGCGCGTGACAGTGCTTCTGGAGTTTGGTGGGCCGTTCGCCGGTCGTCTTGATCTCGGCGAAGAAGGCGAGGCCGCCCGGCATCAGGACGAGGCGGTCCGGCAGGCCGCGGTGCAGCTGGCTGGACAGCTTGAGTGCCATCCCTCCGAGAGCCTCGATCTCCTTCCGGAAACTCGCCTCCAGCGTCTTCTCCGATTCACGGGACACGTGGACTCGCGCGCGCGTACTTTCGTATATACCCGTATTAGGCGCGCATATATGTGTATCATTACTGCCTAATCGCATATTTTTAAAATGTTAAGAGTTTTATTGTCCCACTGTCCCACTACTGATATAGCCGACTGATTCACTGCAAGTTACGTGTGGGACAAAGGCGGGACAATCGGCGGGACAATAATTTCTTTGTCCCGGGACAATGCTTTCGTCCGAATCGCACAGGACAATGACGTCTGTCCCGTTGTCCCGCTCCCTCCGGAGGCCCTCCGCAGGGTAGTCGTTCAGGGCCGCCGCCCGCCTTCCCGGATAGACGATCCACCACTTCCCGCAGGCCCAGGCGACGCGGCCCGTGCCGTCCTTGGTGGTGACGGCGTCCTTCCGGCATATCATCTCCCCGCAGCAGTCCATGTGACCCGTGCGGGCTCGCTTCAAGTCGTTCCGTCTCATAGCGTTACGAAGTACATCCAAAGTTTAACTATAATTGCTATCACTCCCCACGCCACAATGACGCAGAAGAAGACGGCGCAGGCTGCTATGCAGATCCAGCCACGGCGTGTGATCTCGCCGTTCTCGTCATCGAGTCTCATTTGAAGTATCGGTTTAGTTGTCATCGCGTATGTAGTTGTCGAAGACCCTGAGGTCGGTGTGTCCGCTGCACTTCTTGATGCCGTGGATGTTGTGTCCGCGCAGGACGTTGACGGTGATGGCCGTGCGCCTGGCGGTGTGCGAGGATATGAGCTTCCACTTGGGGACGTTCTCCACTACGAGGACGCCGTTGCGCCTCTCCTCGATGCGCACCAGGTCGTCCAGGCCGACGTCCTTCATCAGCTGGTGCAGGTGCCAGTTGTAGTTGCCGATGGTGCCCGTGAAGGGCGCCCGGTAGCCGTAGCGCTCCAGGATCCGGTAGGTGGTCTTCGCGTCGATGGCGTACTTGTCGATGTTCACGACGGCGAGGTTCCCGGTCTTCTGCTGGGTGATCCGGAACTTGTTCCTCTCGAAGCAGGACGGCTCGATGCGCACCATGTCGGAGTGCCGCTGGAAGAGGTTGCACGAGAGCACGAACATGTCGCGCACCCGGCGCATCGTCTCGCGGTAGTCCTTCCGGCGTCCCTTGTAGAAGAGGTCGATGTCGAAGTAGGCGATGCGGGACACCTCGTCCGCGGTCAGCGCGATCTCCTGGTTGCGGACCGACGGCACCTTGACGTCCCCGTACGTCGGGGACACCGTGGCGTTGTACTTGACGGCCCAGTTCAGGATGGACCGGAGGTGGTTGCACATCGTGTTGATGGTGGAGGCCTTGAGCCCCCGGCCCTGGCAGAAGGAGATGAAGTAGCCCCAGAAGACGTCGGTCACCTGGACCGGCATGAGGGTGACGCGGTATTCCTGCTCCAGCAGCCGGAGGTTGTGGACGAGGCCGGCGATGCTGCTCCCGTAGTTGGGGTGCAGGCGGGACTTCGCCTTGACGGCCGCCCGGATGGTCTCCATCAGGGTGCGGTCCCTGAGGTTGATGGTGAAGGGGTCCCGGAGGGACTTCTCGAGGTAGGTTCGGAAGTCTTCGGTGACTTCCGTCGGCTTGGTTGTGATGGCAATGGCTGGCATAAGGCTGTGAGGTTTACGAATGCCCGAAGGCTTCCAGGTTGATGATCTGCGTCAGCTGCTCCTTCAGCTCGGCGGCTGAGAGCAGGGTGTCGAAGTCGTAGACGCCTGCGACGTGGAGGTGGACGTGCTCCCAGAGGTCGAAGAGCTCGGCCTTCATGCGGAGGTCGGTGTCCGGGGTGTTGTTGGTCTCTCTCGTTTCCATATGCATGTGTGTTTTAGTGGTGTGTCTATTCGATGTCCTCGTCGTACAGTATGCGGTAGCGGCGCTGCCGTCCGTAGACGGGGTCGTAGGACCGGCCTTCGTACTCGAGGCAGTCCATGGACCGCAGGATCTGGTTGATCTCCTTGGTCTTGTAGCGGGTCTTGTCGTCGGCCTTCATGCCCAGGCACTCGACCATGACCTCGAGCGTGCAGACGGTCTCCCTGCGGTGCATCGGCATGTCGTCGTGCCCCAGCTGGGAGCCGGTCTGGTACCAGGTGGCCCGCTGCTCCCTGGTGAGGTTGTCCCACGTCTCCGGCAGGAGCGTGTGGATGTATGCGTCGATGAGTCCGACCCGCTCGTCCGCCGCGAGCTCGTTGTGGGCCTCCTGGCGTTCCCTCGCCAGCTGCTCCATCTCCCTCGGTATGAAGAGGCGCTCGCCCGCCTTCCAGCGCACGACGGCCTCCGCCCACACCTGGTCCACCTCCTCCGGGAGGTCCTCCCACGGGTCCTTGACGGCGGGGGCCACACCGCACTCCACCACCCAGAAGCGGCGGTTGCCGGTGTCGCCCTTGAGGAAGGCCTTCTCGTTGGTGGTGGCGAAGAAGACGCACTGCCTGCGATAGGTCTCGGCCTTGCGGCCGTAGGCGGGGCGGTAGAAGTCGTCCTGCTTGGAGAGGAAGGCCTTGTAGGCCTCGGAGGTGCTCTTCTTGTAGTTGGTGAGCTCGCCCATCTCGATGAGCCACTTGCCCCTCAGCTGCTCCATGGCCTCCTTCCCCTCGATGCTCGTCAGGGAGTCGGTGAACCAGTCGTCCCTGCCCATCAGGCGGACGAGGGTGGACTTGCCGGAGCCCTCCGGGCCGATGAGCGTGAGGACGTAGTCGTACTTGCATCCGGGACGCATCACTCGAGCCACGGCGGCGACGAAGTGCTTGCGGGTCATCGCCCTGGTGAGCTCGTCGTCCTCGGCGCCGAGGTAGTCGATGACGAGGGTGTCCAGGCGCTCCTTCCCGTCCCACTCCAGGCCGTTGAGGTAGTCCTGCACGGGGTGGAAGCCCACCTGGCTGAAGGCGATCTCCGAGGCGTCCAGCAGGGCGGTCTTCCCCGCGAGGTCGTAGTGGGTGTTCACGTACTCGATGAGGCCCGCGTCGTCGGTGTTGTTCCAGAACGGGTCGACGGACTTCTTGCGCCACGGCAGGTCCCTCATCAGGACGGTGCGGCCGGCGAAGCGGTCGAGCGCCACGGAGCCCTTGAGGGCGGGGTCGTTGCGGAGGATCAGGCCGAAGTTGTACGGCGAGGGGAGGAAGTTCTTCCGCTTCTCGTCCATCTTCAGCTCCTCCATCCAGCCGTTGTCCTCCGGATCGGCGAGGTCCTCCCCGAAGTCCTCCTGGATGGAGCGCAGCTTCTCGCGGGCCATCAGTCCGGAGACCTTGCGGTCCGCCATGGCGGTCCTCTCCATGTGGAGGAAGGAGGGCAGCCGGTTGACGGGGGTGTTGATGTCCGCCCCCTCGTCCTCCGCTCCGTAGAGATGGATCCGGACGAGGTCGAAGGCGTTGACGGTCTTCTCGCAGCAGGGGTCGGTGCCGTGGTGGCTGAAGAGGAAGCGACCGTCGTCATAGACGATGGCGCCTCCGGAGGTGGAGCCCTGGGCGTAGGTCCAGCGGTCCGGCTTGTCGGTCGGCACGTATACGCCGGGGATGAAGGCCTCTATGGCCTCGGTGATGGAGTAGGTCCGGCAGAAGGCGCCGATGACGCCGCCCTTCTCCGTGGGGTCCTCCTGCTTCGTGCCCGGCTTGCGGAGGATCACCTTCGAGGTGCGCTTGTCCAGCGGCCACTCGACGGGGTTGCGCCAGTCGGTGTAGGAGGAGAGGACTCGGTCGGCGTCGACGGGGTCGCCCTCGCCGGTGGCGAAGACGTACTCCACGTCGGCGGGCGCCGAGGGCCAGTACATCAGGCGGGACGGCTCGTAGGTGGAGCTGTCGAAGAGGTCGATGCCGATGTCGTCGGCGAGCCTCCGCGCGATGGGGATGTACTCGTCCGGGGAGACCTCCCTGGAGAGGGGCATCACCAGCCGGTAGCGGGGCTTGTCGGGCGTGTGGCTGTGGGTGGAGTAGAGGCACCAGGCCGTGCCGGAGAGCATATCCTCCACGAGGCCGACGGTGCTCTTCTCGCCGAAGTCGATGTCGAGGGTGACGAGGGAGCGGGCGGTGATCGTGTCGGCCTTCCGCGCCCCTCCGTCCCTGACGGTGCCGCCGACGAAGCCGCCGACGTCCTTCACCTTGCCCTGGGCGGTCTTGGTCATCGCCTTGTACTCGGCAGCCGTCTCCCCGGTGTGCTTGCATTTCGATAGCCTCTGCACCAGGCGCTCCCATGTGGTGGCCTTGTTCTTCCACTCACGGGAGGTCCGTGACTGACCCACTGATATGACGTACTCGTTCATGTCTTAGATAGTGTATTGTCCCTTGGTGAGCGTTCCGTGGAAGTCCCTGCGCTTCAACTCCTCGAAGATCTGCTGGTCGGTGGCCGCCGAGAGGGCGACTTGTGGTCTCGCCTCCTCGATCAGCGTGTTGACGACCGGCACGTCCAGGGTCTTGATCTTCTTCCTGGCGGCCGCCCGCTTGCGCTGGTACTCGAGGGTCCAGGCGTTGTGGCAGAGCTTGCACTCACCTGCGTGCCCGTCCTTGCGGCTCTTGTTGTTGGGGAAGTCGTCGATGGGCTTGTACTGGTTGCAGTGGTTGCACCACTTCATGGTGCGCCCCGTCTCCGGGTCCACGTAGTTGGGGTGCTTCGACACCCGTCCGCCCCGGCGCTTCCGTTCCGGCTGGGGAGCGGGCGCCGGCTGGGGAGCGGGCGCCGGCTTGGGTTCGGGCTTCTCTTCGAGGGCCGTCCAGCAGTCCCTCTCGTGGAGGTAGCCGCACGGCTTCTTGGTCTTGCCACAGATGACTCCGTGGAGGGCGGTGTCGCGGTAGTACGCGCAGGTTCCGCAGATTTTCGTGCTCATGGTATCGGTACTTAGTCTTTGTAGTAATAAGGGCAGGTGTAGCCGGCTCCCTTGAGGGGCAGGCCCTCGGCCCAGGAGGGCCCCTTGGCGAAGACGTCCTCGATCTGCTTCAGGCAGTCCGGGGAGACGACCTCGCAGACCACCTCGTCGTGGACGTGGAAGACGGTGCGGATCCCGACGCAGCGGAGGGCGTCCAGCTGGAGCATCACGTGGGCGAGGCAGTCGCGGGCGACGGCCTGCGTGATGTTCTCCACCAGCTTGCCGCCGAAGGTCTCCAGCCATCCCCACTTGTTGGTCTTCTGGTTGACGCCCTTGTAGCGGACGGACTCCGAGCCGAAACGGTTGGTCGTGACCTGCGCCTCCGGCCAGGTGATCCTCCGCCCGGACGGAAGCCGGCACACCAGCCACCCGTCGTGGGTAGTGAACTCGAGGTAGGAGTCGCGGACGGAGTAGTCCCTCACGTCACGGCCGTTTGCGGCCGCTCTGCGGGACTCGTAGTCGTCCGCCGATACGGGAACCCGTATGCCGAGCCGCGCGGTCTTCTGGAAGCCCTGGATGACCTTCAGGGCGGCCCTCTCCACGTCGCCCCAGAACCGGACGATGCTGGGGTTCGCGGACCGCCACCGGGTGACGGTGTCCTTCTCCTCCTGTTCGGTCATCCCGAGCTTCTGCCCGCCCATCGCGTCGAGGGCCGCGACCCCGCCGCCGTAGCCGAGGGCGAGGACGGCGATCTTGCCCTTCTGCCGGAGCTCCGCGTTGGCGCCGTGCTTCTCCACGGGGACATGGAACATCTGGCTGGCCGTGGCGCAGTAGATGTCGCCTCCGCGCCGGAAGGTGTCGAGCACCCACTCCTCCCCGGCTAGCCATGCCAGGACACGGGCCTCGATGGCGCTGAAGTCGCAAACGGCGAAGGTGAAGCCCTGCCCGGGGACGAAGGCCGTGCGGATGAGCTGGGACAGCGTGTCCGGCACGCTCTTGTAGCCGAGCTCCAGCATCTCCAGGTCGCCGTCCCTCAGGGCCTCGCGGGCGAAGTCCAGGTCGGGGATGTGGTTCTGCGGGAGGTTCTGCAGCTGGACGAGCCGTCCGGCCCACCGTCCGGTCCTCGCGCCCTGGAACTGCAGCAGGCCCCTGACGCGGTCGTCGGGGCAGATGCAGTCGAGCATCGCCTCGTACTTCGCGTTGGAGGACTTGCCCAGCTGGGAGCGGATGTCGAGGACGCGGAGCACCCGCTTGTCGCTGGTGATCCGGCGGAACTCCGGCAGGTCCTTCTTCGAGAGGGTGTCCACGTCGATGCCTAGCTGGGCGGACAGCCAGTCCTTGAGCTGGGAGACGCTGTTGGGGTTGCTCAGTCCGGTGAGTTTCATCGCCTCCTCGGTGAGCCGGGCGGTGATGATCGCGTCGATGCGGCAGGCCTCGCGGGCCAGCCGGGTGTCCACCTTCACGCCCATGTCGTTGATGGTCTGGTCCACGGCGTAGAGCCGGTGCTCCCAGGACGGTATGTTGAGCCAGGCGGTCTCGTTGTCTATCTGGCGCTCCACCTCCACGTCGCGGACGCAGTAGGCCTTGAAGGTCTCCCACTCCTCGGGGAAGTCCTCCGGGAGGTTGCGGTCGCCCTCATAGAAGATGCCGTCGGTCTTCTTCTCCTTCGGTACGCAGAAGAGCTTGATGAGGTTCTTGCCCTCCTTCATCTTCTGCTGCTCCAGGCCGAGGGCCGCGCCGGCCTCCTTCAGGCTCATGGGGAGCCCGCAGCGGGAGGCCTGGACCATCGTGCAGTGCCAGGAGTCGGCGGAGAGGAAGACGCCCTTCTGGCGGGTCTTCGTCTGCCAGAGGTGGACGGACAGGCACACCCGCTCGAAGGCCGCGTTGTGGGCCACCTTCGTCACCTTCTCGTCAAAGAGGGCGTTGACGAGCCACTCCGGCAGGCTCTCGCCCTGGGCGAGGTCCACGATGCGGACGGGCTCCTCGTCCCTCGCGTAGGCCACCAGCAGGATCTGGAAGTCCGGGTGCATGGCGTAGCGGTAGAGGCCGGTCTTTGCGATCGGCTCCGGAGAGAAGGTCTCTATGTCTATGTGGAGTCGCTTCATTTCTTCAGTATTGAGTTCTCGTCGATTACTTTCTCAGTCTTGCCTATCAGGACAGAGACCAGGTGTGTGTGTGTGTGTGTGTGTGTGTGTGTGTGTAGAGGTCGGGGACGTATTCCATGACCACGGCCATCTTGACTTTGCCGTCCGACAGGCGGACCTTTACTTTCTCACCGGTTTTATACATGATCGTTAGTTTTGGTTATTGGTGCCCTGGTAGGCGGTCAGGCCATCCAGGGCGGCCGGCGGTTGACTGAAACGAAAATAAACCTATAGCTAACTGCGGGATTTGCACCCGTTCCGTGTCCTTGCACGGAAAATTGGTTTAACATTGGTCCCCGCTGCCGGCGTCGCGGGGATTGATGCTAGAAGACCTCGTCGTCCTCCTCGGTGGCGTCGCCGTACTTGTCCACGTCGTCGCCGAAGTCGGACTGGGCGCTGGAGCGTCCGCCGAGATACTCGCCGTCCTTGGTCTTGAGGACGTTGTTGAGGCCTGCCGCCACGCCCTTGTTGCCCGCGTTGTTGAACGGGAAGAAGGTGACGGACGCCACGCCGTAGCAACCGCTGTAGACCTCGTCCTCGTCGGTGACCTCGACGAGCTTCTTCTCACCGTTCATCTTGACGATCTTGACGATGCCGGGCTTGGACTTGGAGGTGGCGTTGATGAAGTAGCACCCCGCGTAGGTCTCGTCGTCGGGACGTTCGGCGTCACCGTCGCGCAGCGGGTTCTTCCACGTGCCGGGGGCGGGCTGCTTACCGCCGAAGCGGCTGGCGACTCCCTCCTGGAAGGCGGTCTTGATGGCGGCCTTCACGGCGTTCACGAGGGCGGTGTTGGACTTGGGGATGAGGAGGGAGACGCTGTACTTCTTCTCGCCTCCGTCGGCCACGGCTTCAGGGGTGAAGAGGTGGCAGTAGGACAGACGGACTTCGCCGATCTTGATCCTGGTGGTAGTGTTGTCGCTCATACGTTGATACGTTTAGATGGTTGATTAGTCGTTTTTCGTGTATTCGTTGAAATCGTCCTTCGCGCTGGTCATGGCAGGGCGGGGGTCGGAGTCCTCGACGAGGGTCGGCTTGCCCTGGGGCTTGACGACGTAGGCGCCGAGGATGGTGGCGAAGCCCTTCTTCGTGAGCAGCTTCTCCAGGTCGGAGATGGTTTTGAGCTCGCGGGGGCGGAGGTAGGAGTCCTCGGAGAGGCCGGCCTTCTCCAGCGCGCCGATGGCGGCCTTCTGGTCGGGGATCGTCCGGAGGGAGCGGCCCTCCACGACCTTGAAGCCGGGGACCGGCCTGCCGTCCAGCGCCCTCTCCAGGGCGTAGGCCTCGAGGCTGGCCACCCACGCCTTGACGGTGGAGGTCTTGCGCAGGGCCTCGGAGAGCTCCTCGTCGGTCAGCAGGCCCTCCTTCTGGCTGGGCAGGTAGGCGGCGTTCTCCAGCAGGGCCTTGCACCGGGGGGCCACCGCGCAGAAGCGGCAGTGGGCGCCGACGGAGAACTCGCCCTTGCCCTCCCACGCCAGCACGGCGGCAGGCTTGAGCTCGTCCTCGGCCCAGTCCAGCAGGACGTCGGCGGAGATGATGTCGTTGGACACCCACTGGAGCCTCGGCTGGATGATCGTCATCGACACCTCCTGGATGTCGTAGAGCTCACCGGGACCGAGGTAGGCGCCCAGGGCGTAGCAGCGCATCTGGCTGTTGTTCACGGCGGACACCTTGACGCCCTTGCCGTACTTGAGGTCGAAGACGCAGAGGGTGCGGCCGTAGATGATCACCGCGTCGCTGGAGCCGAAGCTCTCCGGGATGTACTCGTCCAGCTTGAGCCGGGCCTCCACCAGGAGGACGGCCTCGCGGTCACGGTACAGGGCGTCGAGGTAGGACTCCCAGACGTGGCGGGCGTAGTGTTCGGAGACGATGCCGAGCATCTCCTCGGGGTCGAGGCCCTCGCCTTCGCAGTCGTTGAAGCAGCGGGTCAGGGCGTCGCCGCCCATCTCCACGAGGTGTGCGCTCTTCTCAGGCCACTCGAGACGCTTCTCGTCATCGTAGGCGCGCAGGTCCTTCTGGACCTTGATGGCGCCGAGCAGGAGGGCCTCGGCCATCGCGTGGGCGATGGTGCCCTCACGGGTGTAAGCGGTGTCCTTCTGCGGCTCCAGGGAGCAGAGGCGGGCGGAAGGAGGGCAGTGCATCCAGCGGGACGAGCCCGAAGGAGCGAGGATGGCGTGTGCTGTAGGCATGACGGTATTCGCTTAGAGGTTCGCCAACCGTGCCAACAGTTCGCTCCTGCGCTCCTCGGGACACGCCGAGCTGTTCGGGATCTGGAACTCGCCGAAGAGGGCGCGGACGGCCGAGCCGCCTGCGCGGTCCTTGGCGCCCTTGACCGCCTCGCGGAGCATTGCGTCGGTCACCTCGCCGGAAGTTTTTTCCGGAGCCGGTGCGGGAGCGGGCTCTGCAGGCGCTTCAGGTGCAGTTTCCTCCGCCTTGCCGTAATTTTCTTCCGGCTTGGCGTGCTTGGAGAGCTGCTGGATGACGCCGAGGCAGATGTCGGTGACCCGCTTCTCGAAGTCTTCGCAGCAGTGCTCAGGGAGATCGCCGGCGGGGGCGAGCCTCCGGGCGACTTCCAGCGTCTCGGGTGAGAGGCTGACCTGGATGTTGATTGTGAATAAATTCTGCATAGTTCTATTGTTATTTAGAATGGTTTTCCGTGAAAGGGCCGGACACCTCGCGGCGGCTTGTCGGCCCGTATACGACAGTGTGTTTAGTTGATAGCCCCGCAGACTGCGGGAGAGGCTGGCGAAGGAGACGATCCTTCCTCCCTCGGAGGGGAAAATATTTAAAAAACTTGTCTTGGTTTTAAGGTTACTGCAACCTCGGGAGTACCATACCAGCCTTTATCCGTTCATCCACACTGCGACGATGTCCTTGCCCAGGTAGCGGCCGTCATCGGTGTGCGGCACCAGCTTCCGTTCCCTCTTCCACCGGGTGATGGTGTGGCGGTCCACGTCGAGGTGACGGGCGGTCTGCCGTCCCGTGTAGAGCCCCTGCGGGCTGACGTCGGGTCTCGTTGCCGTCATGATGCCTTCGATTTGCAGGTGATCTCGATCATCCCTCCGTACTCGGCGGGGGACTTGACGGAGAAGGTGCGGTCCTGGGAGATCCGGGAGAGGCGGGAGCAGCAGGAGTAGACGTACGCCAGCTGCACCAGGCCCTCCTCGATGGCCCAGGTCTCTCCGGGTACCATCGTGTTGAGGCTCCGCAAAACGGAGATCTTGCCGGCGTCCTTGCCGGTGGTGTGCTTGATTACTTCCATATTAGACTGTTTCGTTATTGTTCTTGTCCAGGCTGTCGAAGAGCGTCTTCGAGACCCATCCCAGCACGAGGGCTGCGACGAGGGAGATGACGTTCCAGATGGTGGGCGCACCGTTGGCGTCCTCGACGCAACCGGCGAAGAGGAAGATGATGCTGATGATGCCGATGATGGTGGCGGTTTTTCTCTTGTCCATGGCTATGATTCTAGGGTTATATATATACTTTTGCGGTTTTTTGGAAAGCAGGTCAGCTGATGGCGTGTACGAGGTCTTGTCCCTCCTCGTCCAGGAGCATGAAGTATTCTACGTCTTTCTTCCCGTCGATGCGGAGAGTAAAGGAGAGGTCCTCGTGAGTGCCGTTCGTCAGGTGGCTCCTTCCGTTGAGTTCGATGGAGCAGTCCATGAATCCGTAGCAGTAGATCCGGAAATGGTTCTTGCAGTCGAGGATGCTCTTGTGGACGCCTCCGCAGATGAGTTCCGTGTTCCCGGTGCGGTTGTCCGTCTTGAAAATGTAGTAGTGATGTCTCATAACACTGTCGATTATTAAGTTTATTTGTGTATCTTTGCGGCGTGGCTTGCTTGCTTGCTTATCAGTAACCAAGGGCAAAGTTAAGTAAAGTAAACCATAAAAACAACAGTGTAAACGAAAAAATTTTGCCCGAGTAAACGAAATTTAGTTTACCGAGGCTGAAAAAGACAGTGTGTTGATGAACCAAAAGACTGATTTACGCCTTTTCCGGAAGGCGAACGGCATCACGCAAGGCGCTCTGGCAGAGTACCTTGGCGTCACGAAACAATTCATCTCCCAGGTCGAGTCAGGGAAGAACGCCCTGCCGGAAGACAAACTGATGAAAATAATTGACAACCCCGAGTGGTCAATGGAAAAGTACTTCCAGCTCCTTGACACGATCGAGGAGATAAAGCGGGCGCACGAAAAAAGCGAGGGAAAAGTCGTGGCAGGGGAGACCGCCGACCCGCTATTCCGCGTCCGGCTCATTCCTTACGAGGCCAGGGGCGGCCTGATCGGGGACTTCGTGGACGGCGTCCATGACTACGACTGCGAGTCCGTCGTGTCGCCCATCAAGAGCGTGGACTTCGCCATGACGGTCACCGGCGACTCCATGATGCCGGAGTACAACCCGGGCGACCGCATCCTCATCAAGCGGATAGATCCCAACCTCTTCATCGAGTGGGGCCGTGTCTACGTCCTGGACACGGACAACGGCGCGGTCCTCAAGAAGCTGATGAAGTCGGAGGAGCCCGGCTACGTCCAGTGCGTCTCGCTCAATCCGGACGTGCAGCCCTTCGAGATAAACATGAGCGCGGTGCGTGGCTGGTACCGTGTCCTGATGGTGATGTCGATGAAATAGACCGCTATGAGAAAAATTGCATTATTCGCCATTTTATTTGCGTTCTCCGCAACTTTATCGGCCCAGGACGAAAGCCGGTTCTCCACGGACGGCTCCACCGTCACATGGCAGCAGGTTTACCAGACGCCCCTGGACTCCGCTTCCGTCATTGACGGCCTGCTTGGCTCCGGGCGGTTCGACAACGTCATTCTCACAAAGGACGGTTTCACCTGCCGGATCGTTCCTCACGAGGTGGATTACCGTGGCGCCGGCATGAAGCGCGGGCTTGTCTCCATGTATCTGCTGGGAGGCGAGATGGAAGGCCGAGCCGTCGTCCAGATCCGGGAAGGCCGGTACCGGGTGACGGTGGACGGCATCGTCTTCACGACGACCGTAGAGACGCCGCTGTCAAAGACCGGCGAACGGACGAAGCTGGAGCTCTACGCCCTGAACGGCAGCGGGCAGTTCCGCCGGAACTTCTGGAACAAGGGGTCGTCTCCGGTTCTGGATTACGACCTGCTCACCACCTTCGAGATCAAGGAAGGCGGCAATGACGAGGACTGGTAATATGCAAATCCTCTGCAAATGAAATTCACCCTTATAAAGTAATGATAATCAGGAGGATGGAAAGGCACTTTTTGCTTGACAGGCAAGAGGTCGGCAGTTCAAATCTGCCAGTCCTCACATAACAGACAGTGTGTTGAATATCAGCCGATTAGGTTGCGTTCAGCGCACTGTCTTTTTTGTGCTTTGTCGACAAGAGGTGTCGCGGAAAGTGGGTACAAGTGGGTATATGTGGGTACATTTGGGCACATTTTTCAGCAAATCCTCCGCAAACGGAAAACCGACTAACAAAGAACAATTACACCATGGCTACGTCATTTTGCCTATTGGACAAGCGACGCCCCCTCCAGGACGGGACGTTCCCCATCAAGATCGCCGCAGGCTGCGGCACGAACATCTACCTCTCCACCGGACTGTCCGTCCATCTCTGGGAGTGGGACCCGGACGGCGCGAAGGTCGTGGACCGGAAGGACGCGAAGAAGCTGAACGCCGCCCTGGAGATCCGGCTGCTGAGGACGCAGGCCCGGATGCTCCAGCTGCGCGAGGACGGACGGCTCGCCACCGCCTCCGCCTCATACCTCCGGAAGCTGCTCGAGGCCCCCGACATGGGCGAGGTGCCCGAGGAGGAGAGGCGCACCGACTTCTACCGGATAGCGGAGCGCTGCATCGCCACCAAGGACAGGGAGGGCACCCGGCAGATCTACTGCTATACCGTTGACAAGGTACGCGCGTACGCGGGCGACGGGCCCCTCTACATAGAGGATATGTCGCTCACCTGGCTGCACGGACTCGACAAGTCCGTCGGAGGGAAGATGAACGCCAGGGCCGTCCACCTGAGGAACCTCCGCGCCATCTGCAACTTCGCCCTGGACGAGGGGCTCACGTCCTTCTATCCCTTCCGGAAGTTCCGGATCCGGACGGAGGAGACCCGGAAGAAGGCCCTGACCATCGGTCAGCTGCGCGCCTACGCCACCGCCGACGTCACCTACCGTAACGACGCCATGCACCGCGACGTCTTCCTCCTGATGTTCTACCTGCGGGGCATCGACACCTGCGACCTCGGCGCCCTCACCTGGGCCGACGTCAGGGACGGACGGGTGGAGTACCGCCGGCAGAAGACCGGCCAGCTGATGGATATCCGGCTGGAGCCCGAGGCGCTGGAGATCATCGAGCGCTGGAAGGGCGAGGAGCACCTCCTCTCCGTCTTCGACAGGTACCGCAACCCGCACGACTACGACCGCAGGCTGTGGGAGGCCCTCAAGCGCATCAAGGGCCCCGACGGGGAGCCCATCGAGCCGGACTGCTCCAGCAAGTGGGCCAGGCACACCTGGGCGACGCTGTGCGCGGAGCTCGAGGTGGCCGACCCGACCATCACCCTCGGCATGGGCCACTCCTCGGCTGGCCACCGCACCACGGCCATCTACATCAAGCGCAACCGGCAGAAGGTGGACGACGCCAACCGGCTCGCCATCGACTACCTCTGGGGAAAAGTAACCGTCCCGGACCTCACGGCGCAGGACGGCAGAAACTGATAATTAATAACACTAAAACTTAACTTTATATGGTATGAAAAAAAGGGACCCTCACGGGCTTATATCTTGAAAATCCATTTGCGGAAGATCCAGACGAGCGCGCCGGCCAGGGCGAGCAGGACCCACGGGAAGGCGCCTATCTTGGCCTTCTGGGCCCACGTAAGCTGGCGTTCGACCTTGACCTCCACCGTGGTGGTGTCGTGCCTCTCACGGACCTGTATGCTGTCCCGCCAGCGGTCCCTGAAGACGTAGCGGTCCTTGAACCTCTCGACGAAGACGGTGTCGCCCTTCATCCACTCCCGGATGTAGACGCTGTCCCTCCGGTAGGTCGTGTCCCGGTGATGCACCATCAGGGTGTCGCGCCGGACCACGACCTTCTCGATGACCTTCGGGGAGCAGGCGGAAAGGCAAATAACCATGACTAAGAGAGAAAAGAAGTTGATAATGCCGCTTCCTCTCCGCCCTGAAGGCTCCTTATGGTGACGGCGCGTCAGCATCGGTTGACCCCTCCCAGACGGTCTGCCCAAAGTTCGGTGTAGAATGAGTAGTAGCTCCGGTTCCGGCCCTCGTTCCACCAGCAGGCCCACAGCAGGGACGGCAGGCCGATGACGAGGAGGTAGAGCGGGCCCAGGTACATGGACTGAACGGAGTGCCCGCGCTCGTGCATCCATGAGGTCGTGTCGCCGGCGTAGCTTCTGTTCATGATGATATACCGTCCGAGGGAGATACCTCCGCGCATCTGTTCGTTCAGGAAAAGAAGCGACGACGGGAGCCGGTGATTGTTTCCCCGGATGTCGACCGGCAGACCAAACCCAGTGATGGCGACCATGATCAGCCCGAGCAGATTCTGCGGGAGCTGCCAGACGTAGAGTAGTATTTCGAGGATCCTTTTCATATACTTCGTATTAAAGACTCCGTTCAGCCGGTGGGTGAAGAAGGACTATGCAGGTGGGCGCACCGCCTTCCCGGAGTCTATGCCGTGAACTCGTAGACCTTCGCCGTCACCCCGTACTGGGGCAGGACGTCGAAGTGGAGCCAGCTGACGCCCTTCTCCATCCTGATCGGGCAGGGGAGGAGGTCGGCGCTGGCCTTGATGAGCTCCCGCGCCTTCTCCGCGGACAGTCCGGAGATCGTGAAGTCCCCGGCCTTGCCCAGGACGTGTGCGGAGAGGTAGACGGTGCTCTTGCTCTTGACCATGTCGCAGCGGTTGCATCTCAGGCCGCGCTGCTTCTTCTGGGACCCGTTGCACCACATCGCCCGCTTGACGATGTCGCGCCGGATCACCAGGAGGCAGTGGAGGAAGTCCGTGTCGAGGAACTGCCACGCCTTCTCGCCCCACTTGGCGAAGGTGTGGTTGCACACCAGCTCGTCGATGTCGAAGTAGGGCTTGATTGCCGTCAGTATCTCCTGCCGTGTCATGCTTCCTCCTTTTCTTCCCGGATCTCTTCGTCGATGTAGCGCTTGGTGTCGGCGCGGAACTTGACCATCTGGTTCTTGAAGTACATCCCGATGCCGAGCACCGAGGCTGTGTAGATCAGGGCCTGGCCCAGGACCCACAAAACGGAGTCCGAGACCTCGCCTTCAGGAGGGATGATGAAGCCGGCCACGGTTAGTCCCCAGCCGACCACGAAGGCCACCACCGCAGTACCGATGGCGAACTTCTGCTTGATGTCCATTGAGCTCCAGGTTTCCATTGGATTAGTTTGGTTTATGGTTTTACTTGTTCCCATAGTTTAAGCCGTAGGCCAGAGGCTTGTATGTGTGGGGGCCCGGAGGCCCCCGATCAAGTTAGTCAATTAGGGCCGGAAGTGAATCAGTTAGATGTCCTGCTCCATCATCATTTCGATGGATGAGCCGTTCATCTGCCCGTTTGATTCAACAACGAACTTCCACGTTCCGCTCCAGTCCACCCCAGTCGTGTTGATGGTCTTGAGATTGGATCTGGAATAGATTACCGAACCGTTACGGACTACATGGAAATAGCCCGTCTCCGGTAAGAAGTAGATGGCGATATTCTTGGGGCGCACTCCGTATGGCGTACTCTGCGAAGCCACGAACATGCTCTTCCGGATTCCGTTGCTGCCGACCATAACCTCGTCGTCCTCATAGACTGTCGTGCCGTTCACGATGTAGCGGAAGTAAGTGATTTCGCTTTCCGTGTATAGGCCAATTTCCCTTGTCCCGTCCGTGTTCACAAGTTTCATGGACGGGGTAGAACTCTCGGAATGCAATCTCCAGTTTCCGACGCCGAATCCAATCATCGCTATGTTTGCTGCTACAATGGGAACGCTCTCGATCTTATGCACCCCGCTCGTCTGAAAGCCGTTGTTCACCCTCGTCACGCCTAAAGGCATAACGAGCCACGAAGGGTCCTCCCCGATGAAGTCGGCCTTCATTCTCTTGCGGTCCCGCCCTATCGGGTAGAACTCGTTTGAAAGTCTTTCGATAAACATGGTTAATACTCCTTTGTCTTGATTTTTCCGAGGAAGAATGCGCTCATCGAGAGGTCGTTGCTCGCACAGTTGTAAACGATGTAAATGTTTCCGTCGTCGATGAATCCGCTTATCGCACGGATGTTCTGCGTCTCGCCGAGGTCTTCGTCCATCTTGACGAAGACGGAACGACCGCTTATCGGTGTCCTGTAATCGGCGCAAACCTCCTGTATTCCGATGTTGGTCGTCTTCGGCTCAAATCCTGACGCTGCCTTCCCGAGACTTCTCACCGAGAAATACCGTCCCAGCGCACAGAATCTCCATCCCTCGGAAGATATGACGCTTGAACATTGCTCCGTTATCCAGTCCAGACCGTTGGTGCTGAAATGACGGCCTGCGTAGGAGTCGTCGCCACCACCAAGAAGGCTGAAACCATAGAAGATTCCGTCCATCGGGTACACCTTGAAATACCCGTTATGTCCGTTGCCGACAATGTGGTTCATCGGAATCGAAAGGGCAGGCTTGATGTAGGTCCAATTGATTCCGTCCACGCTCTCGGAAATATATGTAGTCTGGTCGTATGCCGGGGCTTCTCCAGTTGAGTAGATGCTGTGCCAGTACATGAGGTAACGGCTGTTTTCCTTGTCCCAGATTACCCAGGGCGTCTCCGTCTCCTTCCTGGAAGAAAGTGAGAACTGATCCTTTGCAGTGAGAACGATTCCGTACACAGTCCAATGAAGGAGGTCGTTGCTGTACGCCAACTTGATTCCTGCCTCGGAAGCGCCGCCGCCGTGATCCATGCCATAATACATGTAGTATTTCCCAATCGGGTTTTCGTGGACGGGTCGGATAATGCAGGGGGAATTGATGGTATCGTCTCCGGCCTGCGCGTTGTCGAAAATCTTACCGAGCCGTTCAAACGTGATTTCGAGGGCCAGATTTACTGCCGGATGCTCGGCAAGGTGATTCACGGTGTCCTCGAGGACGTCCAGCCTCGACTTGCCGCCCTCGACGGTGGTGCATCCTGCGAGGTATGAAGGACGGTAGTCGGTCTCTCCGGGACCGTCGGGGGTTTCGTTCACGACAATGTACTCGCAGTCATCGTCAAGAACTATGACTGCATTCTCGCCGGCGGTGATGCTCGTTCTAAGAATAAGACCTTGTATCGGGTCCAGGTCTTGGACCTGGGAGGGGTCGTCCGGCAGTTCCGTAAGTTGAAAGATATATGCTGTCTTGTTCGGGTTTGCGGTCACATAGAGAGAGGCCCATCTTTCGTCCCTTGAAAAGTACCGACATAGACGGTCATTATTTCCAGAAGAAGTTCTCCACTCGGACGAAGTCGCCCAAAGCGGCATACTTCCGCACTGATCCAGGTTAATAACCTGGACCACATTTCCGTCCCGGTACAACTCGTTACCGATGATTTTACCCTGCTGTGCAGACAAGGCTTTGTCCGCACCTCCGGTAAAGAGGTCGTCCACGATGGGATAGCCGGAAGGAAGCTGACCGCCCTGACCAAAAGGATATACAGTTGTGTTTGCCATATTATTAATTGCTTGCAGTTAATGTCCCGCTTCCTGCGGTGTTTCCGTAAAACTTATTTCCCTCTACATACCAAAGCCCGGCTTCTCCCTTATAGGTGCAAGGGCGTAAAGTGATGACGGGTGTGTAGTTGTCAAGCTGACTTCCTACGGTTATGTCTTTTGCATCCGGGCCGTAGATCCGGAATTGAGAGATTCGTCCCGTAAAGAAGTTGCCCGAGTGAGAAGATAATGCACCGATAACAAGAGGCCCTGTTCCTACCCCGTTTCCACCACCAGAAAATTCGGTCTTTTCCGAGTAGTAAAAAAATCTGTAAGGGGTGAGGATGGTGGAATAGGAATTGGTGGAGAAAGCCACATCGACGGACTTGAGGCTTCCACTGCCAGACCCATCGTACCAGATGTTTACCTTTCTTGTCGTGCTGGTTGTATTTGATCCGTAGCTCAAGCGGACCCTCCCGTTTGTGGTGAGGAAGTCATAAACATGTTGCGCCGACTTCTGGCTCTCGTAACCAATGGTGACACGAAATGTATTTTGTCCCGTCGGGATGATGTCGGTGTCTATATACGACGCCCCGTCAAAGTAGAGGTAATTATAGAAGACCGGTTTTTCAACCAGCATCATTTGTCTGCGTTTCAATAGGTTGCTCATGGCTATGCCTCCAGATAAGTGGCGATGCCGCCAAGAATTGAAATCTCGTAATGCTTATTCGCCGCTATCGTAGGCCCCGTTCCGTCTGCCCAGGTGATGCCGTTCGGGAAGGTGACGGTGGGAGCCGTGCCGCCCGTGTCGAACATCCAGAAGTAGTGGTTCACATTTCCCGTCACGGCGGCGGCAAGGACAAAAGTGACCGTCCCCGTGAGTGTGCCGAGGTTGTATGCCACATCCGGGAGGAATCCCCCAGAGGGTTGTGCCGTGCCGACAACCTTGCTATAATACGAATCGTGGTCGTGGTTAAGGTCAATCGTTATTGTATTACCGTCTGTAAGGGTAATAACAATCGTTCCGTCCTCATTGGAAGAAACAGAATCGAAACCGACACCCGGCTCGCCCTGGACGGAATCAATCGTGACACCCGTGTCCGCCCACTCCCATTGTTCGCTTTCACTATTGTAGTCCACCTCATAGATTGAGAGGGGTGCGGATGCACCGACATAGGCATAACCTTTTTCGCTTGCGTCTGCCGGAAGTAACGAGGAAGATGCGAAAATGCCGTAGTACCTTGTCGAAGCAAGGGTGTTCAGTTTGGCCTCTAATTGACCGATTTTGTCGTTCAGCCTCTTGGCGCCGGCGGCGGTGTGCGCCTTCGTCGCGTCGTTCGTCTCCTCATTGTTCACGAGCTCGAAAGGATAGTCCACGGAGGATCCAGGATTGCCCTGCTCGCCCTGAGGACCCTGCTCGCCCTGGATGCCCTGGACGCCCTGGATGCCCTGCGGGCCCTGAGGACCGACGAGGGACTCCAGCCATTCGGGCTCGGTTCCTTCAAAGCCTTCCTCCACGGCGATCTCGTAGGCGGACTTTCCGTCAGCTCCGTCGGCGCCAGCAGGACCTTCCGGACCCTGATGGATGTCCACCATGTGCTCTGCAGCGGCGGCTGCTTCATCGGCCCGCTCGGCAGCGGAGAAGGCGGCGTTGACGGCCTCCTGGAGGATGGAGCTGGAGACGTCCTCCACCTCGATCTCGACCTCCACGTCCGGGTCGCTGATGGTGATCTCCTCGCCGGCCTGTTCGTCCGTCCAGCGGACGAAGTTGAGGGCGGGCTTGTCGTAAGTCTTCATCTCGCCCAGGTAGGTGGCGGAGATGACGATGCGGTTCACGCCGATGTACTGCGGCTTGTTGGCCGCGTACTGGCAGACGAGGAGGGTGTTGTCCTCCGCGTCGACAGTCACAGCGCAGCGGCCTGCCATGGCCTTCTGCGCGTCGGAATAGATGAGGGCACGGATGCCGGACAGCGTAGACCAGTCGATGGCCACTCCGCCGTCCTTCAGGCGAACCTTCACCGTGAGATCCGAGGAGACCCGGATGTTGGGTAGGGTAATTGTGCTCATGCTCCTAATCGTTAGGTATTGCTGTTATCGTTTCGGAATCGACCACCAGCGTGGCGGTCGGAAGGGTCACAGCCTTGAAGCTGATCTCCGACTCCTTAAGGTTCCAGTCGTAGCTCTCCATGATCGCCCAGACGCCGTGGGACTTGATGAAGACGGGCTGGAAAGACCGGGAGGAAGGGAAGTCAATCTTGCCGGTGATCTGAATCCGCGGAGCCGCATAGGTCTTCGCATAGTTCAGCGCCATCAGGGACATGAAGTCGAGCTGGCTGTTGTCGGCATCGTCGAAGGAGGTGATAATGTGAATACCCGAATATCCCTGCCCGGAAAGCGCCGTATAGAAGACACCCCGGAGGAAATCTATCTCGAGCAGATTAGACGCCATTTCCCGTCCACCGGAAATCTCGACAGAGCCAGCCTTTCCTCTTGCCCCGTTATCTATCGTTATCGTATCCTGGAACCCCCTCTCATCGGAAGGAAACACTTCAACGCTATATACGTCTACGTGTATGCCTTTAATGTTTAGCGAGAACCATCCGACGCTATTGTCCTCAAGCGCGGGAAATTCAGCAGAGACTTCCTGGCAAAGGTTAATGTCGTGATTAGGATTCATCGTCCTGATTTCCAGCTCGTCTCCATCAGCGCCGTATGATGTGGACCATCCGCGGCCAGGGCTATAATAGTAAACTTGCTGTGTGGTTAGATTCGTCCACGCGGCAAGGATTTTCACTTTCGGATCAACGCCAACTATACTGCTCTCATAGGCGACGTAATTATTGGCTTTAACAACAACCCTGAAGGACTTCGTGAACTTGTTAAGAACGACAGAGGCCGCTAAAACCCCATAAGATTGTTCATACACATAGGACGATGTCCCAAGGTGATAGTATTTATAAGTGGAGTCAAATGTTGCATAATTCGACGTAGTCCATCCGTCCTCCTTCACTTCTGGAAATCCGTTTTTTGTATGCCATTTAGAAATGACGGTGACGGATTTCTTTGCCGGAACCACGCTTCTGGTGAGGTACCCCACCGGCCACATCTGCGCCACCCCTCTCTGTCCGACAACGGCGGTCATCTCGTCGAAGGTCTGGTTGTAGGGAGTGTTTATTCCCCTGGAGTCGCAGTTGATCATGGACACATCCCCGTTCGACTGCACAGTTACATCGGACTCCCTGATAAGGGCCCAGTCATCCCTCCACTGGGTGAGGACGCAGTGGAACGTGTTCAACAGTTCCTCCAGAGCTTCGTAGCAGCTCTTGCCTTCCATGTAGTCCAGGTCGATAAAGGTCTCGTCCAAGAAGTTGGCCGTGGTATCGCCGTGCTCGTGAATGGAAAAGATGCAATTCAAGTCCAGGGACAGCCCGGTCTCCGCCAGAAGCCCCTGAATCTGCTCACGCACTCTTCGGGCCGCGCCGTAGGGAACGTAATCGTATTCCTTGAGCACACCGATACCGTCCGTGGCGGTGACCCTCACGTCATAAGGCGGGGCGATGTCCGGCTCGCTGTAGAGCTCCGTGGCAACAAAGCCCTGCCAGATGACGGCGGTTTCACGATAGACCACTATCTTGTACTCCTGCGGGTCGCTTGTGTAAAGGAAAGCGAACTCCCCGTCCACCTGACACTCCAACGTAAGGTCACAGCTCGTGCAACGGAAAGGCCCGCTCTGCTGCATACGAAGGACCGGAGAACCGCCCAGAGGGCGCCAGGTAACGCTCCCTGTGTAGTCCTTCTCCAATAGCCGGACCTCGAAGGTCACGCCATAGGTGTCCACGAACTTGAACTTATATTTAGCCCCGTATGCCATCAGCCTCCAGTGTAATAGTTCTTCTTGTTGGTGTTATTAATGACGGCGATGAGCTTGTCACCGTCCGCCTCCAGTGTTCCGGTCACGTAGACTTTCACGTCCCTGGTCTCGTAGCCATTGCCTCCGGATCCGGAATAGTCGCCGGAGTAACCGCCACTACCTCCGCTGAAGTCGCCAGAAGCCACGGAAGACAAGGAGGACTTGACCGCCGCACCAAGGGCCACGAGGGCGGCACCAGCAGCGATGGCGACGTAAGGGTTGCCCATCTTCAGGGCGGTCTCGATACCGAGCATCGCCACACCGGACTTGATGGCGATCTTACCGACCGCGATGGCCATGTCGCCCAGGGCGGAGACCGCCGCGTTCTTGAAGCTGCCCCAGGCGTTGCCGCCCGCCGCAAGCGTACCGATGAGGTTGCCCATGATCTCGGACGTCCGGGTGGCCATGGAGACGAGACCCTGCTCCACCTCGGTCGTGAAGTCCACGATGGCACCTTCCTCGGGCTTGATGCCGACCGCAACCGTCCAATCACCGAGATAAGCCTGGAAGGTCTCCTTGAAATACTCGACGTCCTGCTGCTGCGGAAGGATGCTCAGGGAAGGACCCATGACGGAGCCCTGGACGGACTGCAGACCAGCCGTGCCCACCGTGCCCAGACCCGACCATCTGGAGTAGACGGCGGCCATGGCCTCGGCCTCCTCGCGGGCCTTCTGCGCGGCGGCGGCCTGTTTCGCCGTTGCCGTGGCGATAGAGTTGCTGATCCGGTCGATGCCGCGAAGCTCGTTCTGCCTTGCGGTCTCGATGTCGATGAGGGCGCCCTCCATCTCGGCGGTCTTCTTCGTCTCCTCGAAGGTGTTGGAAGCCTCGGCGTCCATAGCCTTCTGCAGGTTGAGCATCCGCTCCTGGAGATTCGCCTGCTTGTCATATTTATCGTTGACCGCCTGCCGGTAGTTCGCCTCCGCCGCGGAGCGCTCTGCCGCAGAAGCGCTCTTGTCGCTGGCCTGCCGGCGGTACTCCGCGATGTCGCGGTCGATGAGCTTGATCTCGTTGTTGAGGGTCAGCTGCTCCTTCATCAGGTCAGCCATCTCGGAAGCGCGGCCCGCGTTCCTCTCAGCGGCGGCCTCGGCCTCCTGCGACGCTCCCTTGACGGTGTTCCAGGCGCGGATGAGGCCGGAAGGAGTGATAGCGTCGTACCATTTCGAGTCCTGGCCCATCGCCGTGGTAAAGGTGGCCCCGATCTGCGCCTTGAACCGACCGAAGCCCCGCTCCCACTTGTCCATCGCCTCCGCGACCTGCCTGCCGGTGTCGGAGTTGAGGTCGTGCAGCATCTGTTTGTATGTGGCGATGTAGGCGGAGGTCGCCATCGACAGGTTCATGCCGTCGATGGTGGACTTGAAGTTGTCGGCCTCGGCCTTCAGCTGCTTGAAGCCTGCGATAGCGGCCGCCAGACCGAGACCGGCGATGCCGGCCTGCAGCGGCCCGATCTTGGCGAGGACGGAGCCCAGGGCCTTGGCCCCCTCGTTGCCTGTCTCCACGAGCTTGTAACCCAGACCCCGGACTGCGGACGTCATCTGCTCCACCTTACCGGAGGAGACGCCAAAGGCGTTGCTCAGGCTGGAGAGCATCGACTCGGAGCTCTTGTCGAGGTCCTTGAGTCCCTGCTTCACCTGCTTGGCACCCTTGTCGAAATCCTTGGTGTCGGCACCAAAGATGACTTTCATATTGGGGTCTTTCGTGGACATATATCTACCAGTTGGTAAGTTCTCTCAGTTTTTCAAGTGATGCCTTCTTCTCCTCGGGCGTCATCTTTGACAACCCTCCGTCGTCAGGCGTCTCCTCTTCGTCCCAGGGGTAGGGAAGGAACTCGTGCGGAGTGACCGACTTGCCCCTCGCCAGCTGGAGGTTGAACAGCCTGAGCCCCACTGCCCGGACGACCTCTGCGACATGCTTGCGGTCCGCTGTCCGGTCTTCGTTCCAGGCGACCATCGCCTCCCAGAACTCCCCCTGACGGAGTAGGCCGAAGGCCTCAAGGGTAAGTCCGAGGCGGGCGATGGCCCAGCCCCGGACGTCTCCTATCGTCAGCTTGCGGGCTCCGTCTCCCGCTCCTCTTTTTTTGGCTCGTCCTGACTGACCTGGGGGTTAGACTGCCGGACGTAGATGTCCAGGAACGTGCGGACGTCATCGGGGGTGATGACGGCGCCCAGATCCATGGCGGACGGGGCGTCCTTGCTGCCGTCCAGCCTCTGCCCCTCGGCGATGCAGGCCGCCATCATGGCGGTCAGCTCGGTGGGCTTGATGCTGTCAATCTTGGAGAGCTCCTCGAGGGTATTCCTACCCACGGCTTCGAGGAAAGCTGTGAGCGCATTCCAGTTGGATTCCACCCGGTAGCGCTTGCCTGCGATTTCTATGTAGTCCTTCTTCATCTTTTAGGTGGCTTAAGTGGTGGTCGTCATGTTGCCCGTGACGCGGAAGTCGACGGTGTAGGTGGCGTCATCGGAACTGTTGGAGGACTCCGTGTAGTTCGTGATGATGCAGCTGCCGCCGTAGGCCTGCCCGCCGGTGGGGACGTATTTGAAGGAGAGGACCGCCGAGTTGCCCGTGAGGAGCGCCGTGGCGATCATGGTGTTACGGAACATCTTGCTGGACGTGTCGGAGCCCAGCTCGACGATACCCGTAGCACGGAAGGTGATGTCATGACCGGTGACCGCGACCTGCGTGGCACCGGCGTCGTCCTTGGTGAGGGACTCCTTCGTCCGCGCTGCGATGGTCAGGTCATCCTGGGTGCGACCGGCGAAGGTCTTGTTGCCGATCTTGAAAGCGATGTTGTAGCCGTCTAAGTATGCCATGGTGTCGTGGTGTTAAGAAGAGGTCGTATCGTCGTCGAACTCGGCGTCGCCGACGACCCGGAAGTCGACGGTGAGCGTCGCATCGTCGGAAGAGTTGGAGCTCTCCGTGAGGTTGGTGATGACGCACTGACCGGAAAGCAGGTCGTTTCCGTTCGTGGCGTACTGGAAGTCGAAGACCGCGCTGCTGGAGGTCAGGAGGGCCTTAGCGATCAGCGCGTCCCGGGTGATGGCCGTCGCGGACGTAACATCCACCAGACCGGTCGCGCGGAAGGTGATGTCGTGACCGCTGACGGCGACCTGGGCAGCCCCGGCGTCGTCCTTGGTCAGGCTTTCCTTCGTCCGCGCGGCGATGGTGAGATCGTCCTGGGTACGGCCTGCAAGCGTCAGGTAGTCATTTCCCACCTTCAGCCTGAATGCGATGTTATATCCTTCAAGTGCCATTGTTATTCGGATTGATTGAGAATGTAGTCCAGTTCAATGACCCAGACACCGTCCGTGCAGTCCTTGCGGACGTCGGTCAGCCGGGCCGTGTAGTAAACCACCTCCAGGACGGTCGGCGTCTCCTCGGGATCCTCCGGCTCGCTCATGATGTTCACGGGCGAACCGTCAAAGCCGGAAGCGATGGCCGACTCGATGCTGGCCCGGAGGCTGTCCGCCTCGTCGAAGTCGTCGGAGACCGACCGGATCGTGAGGTTGCCGACCAGCTTATAGACTCCGTCCTTGTTGTACCGGTACTCCACCGGCAGCTCGAACGTCACGTAGGGATAGCTGTCAATCTCGGCCTCGGAGAGGGCGGGGTCGACACCGGCCGACGTGAGCGTCGAAACGAGTTGCGTATGGAGATGGTTGGTCATCTTTCCTTGAGGTAGTCTTCGTTACTCTTGATGCAGTCCTCGAACTTGCGGAGGAAGGCGGTCTGCGCAGGGCCGTTCACTGCGCCGTCGTAGAAGTTCTCGTGCGGCTGCCCGATATTGTTCCTGCGCCTTTTTGCCGCAGCCCAGTGCGCGGGCTTGACAGGGTAGTCAAACTTGTGGTCCCGGTCCCGCTTGGTCAGCGTGCCGTAGTTCTTCCAGTAAGCCTTGAACCAGTCGTCCGGCTCGCTTGTGCCGCTCTTCACCTTGTTGAAGGCTCCCACCAGGGCGGAATAGTCACCCGAGAGGGTTCCCTTCACAACCTTGTAGGACACCAGCCGCTTGAACCGCCTGGGCATCACCTTCCGGATCTCCTTCGCCGCCTCCTTGCCCCCTTCCTTCAGCGCCTTCCTGACGAGCTTCAGCATATTGCCTGGGGCATTGTCGAAGCACTTCAGGCAGTCGTCGAGACCTGTGATGTATGTCCGTGTCTGGGCCATCACTCGACGATGCTGAGGGTGAGGTGGCAGAGGGGCGACACCCGGGAGATCGGGTCGATGCCGGTGATCTCGTAGGCCTTGCCGTCCAGCACAACCCGCCAGCGAGTAGTCAGCGCCGCCACCTTGTAGATGGTCAGCGTGATGTCCACACCCTGCTCCAGGTTGGTGTTGGTGACGGTCTCCGCGACGTTCCGGTCGACTTTGGCGAACACCTCGGCGTAGTCCTGGAACGTGTACTTCTTCGCGCCCTGCGCACCTTGGGTGATGACGCAGGAACGGAGGAGCACCTTCGTGTCAAGCTCGCCGATGTTAATCCTGTTCTCCATCGTCGTCCAGCTCCCAGCGGTAGGGGCGGAGGAGGTTCTGGGACGCCTTGGCCAGCGTCTCGACCGAATCCGCCGGATTGTTGAAGAGTGTCGTGGCGTGCATCAGGATCGCGGCCTTCATGTCGTCGGGAATGCACTCGTACCCGGCCTCGTAGGTCACGGTCATCGTTTCACCGGTGACGCCCTGCGGGAGGGTGAGGACACGACCGACGAGCTTCCAGCCCGTCACCGCCACCCCGTCGACCTCAAGGCCCTGGACGATGATGTTCGGGACCTTGAGGATAACGGCGGAAGCGAAAGACCTGGTCGTTACGAACTCGGACCGGAGGATCACCTTGCCGATGTGGTGCTCCGCGCTGATCACGGCGGCCATCATCTTCGAGCGGAGCTCGGCGTCGAGGTCGTCGCTGGTCATGCGGATGTGGCGCTTGAACTCCTGGAGGAGCCTATTGGCCTGCATCGAAATGTAAGTCCTCTCGGTCATGGTTCAGTCAGCGATTAGGTGGTGGTGATGTCGACGATCTTGCAGAAGGCAACCGGAGTACGGACGAGCACGTCGTGGTACGCGGCAGCGGAGATCTCGAGGACGCCCTCGGCCTTGGCGGTGTAAGGATCCACGATGATCTGGAGACCGCCCCAGCTGCCGACGATGACCTCGCTCCAGTTACCGAAGATGGCAGCAGAGCAAGCGCTGCTGGTGCTGCCCTTAGTCAGGTTGCTCGGGATGGCGTTGGACATGAAGAACGGGTAGCCGTTCACCTTGCCGTCGTTCATCAGGTAGTACGGATAGCCGGCGATCTGCGGGATGGTCTTGAGCTTGCCCTGGACCTTCGCGTTGGACACGTAGGCGAGGGTGTCGTCGAGCAGGCCGTTGTCGATACCGACCTCGGTCTCCATCTGGACGAGCAGAGCGTAGGTCAGAGGGCCGCCGTTAGTGTCGATGGCGATGGAGTTGACGTTGGCGGCAGAGAGGACGCCGGTAGGCTGACCGCTGGAGCCGGAGCCGGTGAAGATCGCGGCGTCGAGGGCGACGGCGTGGGCCTTCACCATGTCGTCCAGGATGAGGTCGTCGAGGGCCTTGCTGGACTGGTGCATGAGGTCGTAAGTGACACCCTGCAGCACCTGGAGGCGCTTCGGGCTCATGACGACCTTGCTGTACGCAGGCTTCTGCTTGGACGCAGTGCCTTCCTCAGCGACCCAGGCAGCGTCGGCACCACCGGTGACAAAGGCGATGTTGCCCTTGAGGTCGTTCAGGTAACGGACGCCCAGCTTGCTGCCGAGGGTCGCGTTCCGGAGCTTGCCGATGTAGGTGAGGCCGGTCTGCTCGATGAAAGCCTGGCCGTAGGCGGACTCGGAGGCGTTGGTGTAGTAGTAACGCAGGAACGTGCTCGGCAGGTAGACGGCGTTCTCGACGGCGTTGAGACCGCCACGCTTGAACTCCTCTGCACCTTCCTTGGCGATATCTTCCTCGATACCGTCAAATTTGCCGTTCTGCGCCTGACGCAGGAACTTGGAGATGGAGAAGCGCTTCAGCTCCTTCTGCTCCGCGGGAGAGAGGACGCGCTGATTGGCCTGCGCCTTGCGGGCGGCCTCACTCAGCTGGGCGTCCTTGAGCTCACGGGTGAGCTCTTCGACCTTCTCTGCCAGGTCCTTGCGCTGCGCGGCTTCCTGGCAGGCCTCGAACTCGGCCAGACGGGTCTCGAGTTCGGCGGAAATCTCGTGAGAGTTTCTCATTTTGTTAGATGTTTTTTGCCATAAGGGCGCGGGCCCTGGCGGTTATTGATGTATAATCAGGTTCCGGCTCGTGGACGGTGTCGCCCTCCGTGTCCGGCTTTCTGTTTTCTTTCTCTTCCTCCACGACCCAGTCCTTGCGCTCCTCTTCGAGGGCACGCTTCAGGGCGTTGGCATTGGAGGGGATGTTGACGACGGAGACCTCAAGGAGCTCCTGCCCGGCGTAGTAGTAGACCTTCGGATCCTCCCCGCGCTCCTCGTCTCCCATGTGGCCCTTCTTGGTTGCACGGAAGCCGACGGACACGGCATGGAGGGAGCCGAACTGGAGTTTACGGAAGATCTTGTCCGCTCGCTCGTTCAGGTCCTTCGGCTCGAAGGTGATGCGGACGATGAGCTTGTCCTCCTCGATGAAGGCCACGCCCTTACCGATCACGTCGTCCGGATCCGCAGACTTCGTCCAGGATTCTCCGTACACGTCGTGCATGTAGCCGACGATGCCGTTGTTCTCGTACCGTTTGAGATCCCACTTGTCCACGGGGAGGATCGTCCCGTAGGAGTCGACGCTTCCGTCCGAGGCCACGAACTCGATGGTCCGCGTCTCCTCGTCCACCTTCCGGATCTCCGGGGCGTCGTTGAATCTCCTGATGATCTTGATCTCGTCCATAGTTCCGATGGTTTAGGAAGCGGAGGTCGTCACGTCGATGGACTCACCGTACTGGTACTCACCGGCGAACTTGACGTACAGCTTGATGTTGTACTTGGTGCTCGCGGTCAGGCTGGAAAGAGTCGCGTAGATGGACTGGGTGCTACTCTCCTTGTAGGTCCAGTCGGTGTCCGAATCCTTCTTGTAAGCCACACCCCACTCGCCGTCCTTGTACCATACGACGGATCCGGAGATGATGATGCTGTTCTTCGAGGCCGACACCTTTGTCGGCGCGCTGATCGTAGCGACATTGCTACGGCAGAGATTTAATACTGGTCTCGGAAGCATAGTTATTCCTCCTTATTTTTGTCGTCGCCGACAGTTGTGTAATTGAGCGGGATGCGGGGCTTGTCAAGACCGTCGAGGAGCTTCATGCCCTCGAACTCGCGGGCCTCGTTGGGCGTCATCCAGCCGGCGTTGATGCCCTTCTCGTAGAAGGAAGCGCGGGCCGCCGCATCACCGCGCATCAGACCGTTGAGGTCGAACTTGATGTGATAATCGCCCCTCTCCTTGTCGGAGAAGAGCTTCAGCTCCAGCTGGGTCTCGATGCGCTTGCAGATCGGCCTCAGCGAATACTCGCCGAAGAAGATGTTCTGCTGCTCGATGTTGCTGAAGGTAGCATGGGAGAGCTCGGCCAGCATATGGGGCGGGATGCAGAAGATCCGCGCGATGTCGTCGATGCTGAACACCTTCGACTGGATGAGCTGCGTGGCCTCCGGACTGAGGTTGATGCCCTTGTACTTGATGCCGTACTCCAGCAGCGGGGTGCTGCCGTTCGTAGCCGTAGCCCGGTAGCGGGCCATGAAGTGCTTGTAGTCTTCCTCGCCCAGGGCCTGCTCCGTCTCCAGGACTCCCCGGATGGCGCCGCCCGTGCGGTAGAAGTCCGCAGTGAACTTCTGGGCGGCGATGCCCTCGCCGATGGCGGCCGCGTTGTAGGAGATCGGGTCGATGCCGATGATGCCGTCCAGGGTGAACAGCATGAAATGCAGGATCTCGAAGTCCAGGTAGGTGCCGTCGAGGAAAGCGAAGTCCGGATCGTTCGTCTTGACGACGTACATCTTCTCCCCGTTGACGAACAAGACCGTCACCCATTCAGGACGAAGCTGGTGAACGGACAACAGCTTGCCCTTCTCGTCGTACTTCTTCAGGGCGAAGGCGTTGCCACGGCCCAAGAGCCAGCCGATGATGGTGAACCAGAAGGTGAAGCGGTCCGTATACTCGTTGGGACGGACGCAGAGCACCTGGTAGGCGGAGTGGTCCTTCGCCTCCTTGTACCCTCCGTCAGCGTCACGGATCAGGACGGACTTCGGGAGGCCCGCTATGTTCTCGGCGAGCAGCTTGATGGCCGCGTATACAGCCGTAAAACGCAGGGCCGTGTCGGCGTTCACCGTCACCCCTGCGTCGATGCCGTTGGTGTAGGCCCCGGTATAAGCCCCGAATGAGCTCACCGGGCCCAGTAACCAACTGCGGATACGGCCCTTAAGGCCTTTATTTTCCTTTACTTGCCTTGCCATTACGCGGGCAAATTAAGTAAAGTTCACTTAATTTCCACTGGACAAATGTCCGAAAATGGGTATCATTTGGGATTTCCACGGTCCCGACGCTTGCGGAAAGCGTCGAACGAGGGGAAACGGTCCTCCCCGAACACCTCGCGGTACTCCTCGTTCAATTCCTCAAACACCGCCTCCTGACTGACCGAGGGATCCTTCCGCCGGCGCTCGCGCAGACGCTCCCAGAAGGCCTCAATGAAGCCCGACTCGGTTACGAGACGATGGATCCAGATCATAGCTCGATGACGCGGAGGGTGTGGTCGTGGTATGGCTGCTTGTTGTTCGCGGTCTTAGTGAGCCAGCCGCCCACCGCATCCACCAGGGCGACCACGCCGTCTATCTTGTTGCGGGACTTGCCCTTGTCCAGCTTGACATTGGCATTGGGGTCCACGTAGATGACGACGTTGCGGAACATCCACCGGATCACCGGATTGAAGAGGAAGTTCAGCCGGTGGGCGAGTACCTCCGTCTCCACCCACTTCGTCGGCACGGACATGTACTTGATGCTCTGCTGGTAGGCCATCAGCTTGCTCTCGTACTTCCGCAGCTTCGGAACGATGTTCCACATCGCCCAGGGGTCGTAGGCCACGCACCGGATGGAGAAGGGCGCCAGCTGCTGGATGAGGAAGTCCACAAACCAGTCCTCGTCGAGCACCTTGCCGGGCGTGACGGTCAGCCACCCCTGGTCCCTCCACAGCCGGTAGTCCACCCGGTCCTCCTGCTCGGCCACCTTCGCCTCCGGCACCACGAACAGGAACCGCGCGACGTTGTGCTGAGGGAAGAAGAGGCAGACCGCCGAGATGTCGCCCTTGGACGCGAGGTCGAGGCCGACGTAACAGTCCGCACCACGGAGCCGCTCCAGGTCGAAGTCGGCGTTGTTCGCCTGGACGTCCTCGTCCTGGATCCACGTGTCCGGAGCGTTCACCCAGAGGTTGAGGTTCTTCGTCTGGAAGGCCACCAGGTAGGTGCCCCCGCGCAGCTTCGCCTCGTTGCACTCCGCCCTCATGTAGTCCTCGCTCAGGGAGATCCCGAGGTTGGGGTTTACCTTCGCCCAGGTGAGCGGATCGTCCCAGCGGTCGCCGTCGTCAGGGCAGAAGAGCATCAGGAAGTGGTTGTCCTTCTCCTTCAGCCCGAGCAGGATGTCCTTGTAGACCTCCACGTCGGCGAAATAAGGGTTGCTGGTGTCCGTGCCCGCCGTGGAGATGGACAGCAGCATCGGCTGCGACCGGGCGCCCATGCCGGTCTTGATGACGTCGTAGATCTCCGTAGTGGGCCAGGCGTGCCGCTCATCGCAGATGGCGGCGTAGATGTTCAGGCCGTCCTTGTTCTTGGTGTCCTTCGACAGCGGCTTGAACACCCCAGCGTTCTTCGGGGACTTCATGCCCCACTGGTAGGGCTTGGTGTCCTCGGCGAAGATGGAGGTGCGGATGAGCTCGGCGGAGGCGTCGTAGCAGAGGCGGGCCTGCGCCTGGTCCACGGCGGCCGTATAGACCTCCGGACCGGCCTCCCCGTCCTTGAGCAGGAAGTAGGCCGCGAAGATGGCGGCCAGGAAGGTCTTGCCGTTCTTCCTGGGCACGTAGATGTCCGCGTAGGTGTACTTGCGCAGTCCCGTGTCCGCCCGCTTCAGGCCGATGACATTGGCCATGACGAAGAGCTGCCAGTCCTCGGGCTGGAAATGCTCCCCGGCCTTGGGCCCCTTGAAGTGCCGGAACTCCCTGGCGAAGCGCACGAACCGGTTGAAGGCCTTCTCGTCGAAATAGAGGTCGTACCGCCTGAGGTCGGCCTGCCAGCGCTCGATGGCCTTCCGGACCATCAAGCACGTCGGGATCTCGCCGGCGAGCGACCGCCGGCACCACTCCTGGACCCGCTCGTAGTTAGTCATCCTGCTCATCCCACGCCTCCGATGCTGTCTTCGACTTCTGCTCGCCCTTCAGGCGCTTGCGTCCCGTGGGCGTGAGGCCGAGCTTGATGGCCGTGGTCTCGTAGGCGTTCTGCGCCTTCGTCATGATGTCCACGGCCGGATTGGTCTTGTATTTGGTAAAGCCCCGGTCCTTGAACTCGATGACCGTGCCCAGACGCTGGACGTCCTTCGCCGCGATCCGGGCCAGCACCACGTTCCGCGCGTAGCCGGCGATAACGGGGATGTCCTCGAAATGGAACAGCCCGGTCTCCGACAGCGTGTTCACCACCTGCTTGAAAACCGTCCTCTCGGCATCCGTCAGGGCCTTGTAGTCGGTGGATCCGAAAATCTTAAGTTGTTCTTGTTTGTCCATAGCTTACTCTCTTGGGGCTTGAAGCCTAAAAATCACTTTTTGTGGAAGCGAAAGTGGGGGCGTGGTCTTACAAGATCGTCAGCGAGCGATTTC